GGTGTTTACAGAGATTGGTATCAGAGACTATAAAAAGAGGTAATACCGCAATACATTACACATTAGAATTAAACCAATCTTATGTTGGATTAAGATATGATACTATATTTTCAGGAATACCCACAGGAGAAATTAAGTTTCAACAAGAAACTGTTAAGAAATCATTAGAGAAAGTAAAGGGAAAACTATTAATAAAATATTTTCCAACAAGGTCAGCATCAGTACAAACTATAAATGCACATTTAAAACAAGTAGAATTAAGTGGGTTTAGACCAGATATCGTTATAGTAGATTATGCAGATATTATGAGAGATATTAGTGGTGGTAGAGAGTTAAGACATCAATTAGGAAACATTTATGAAGACCTACGAGGATTAGCTGGAGAGATGGATATACCAATATGGACTGCCTCTCAAGCAAATCGTTCATCATTAGACGAAGATGTGATTGATGCCAGTAAAGTTGCAGAAGCATATAGTAAAGTGATGACTTCAGATTTTGTAGTTAGTGTTAGTAGAAAGATTGAGGATAAGGTAGGGAATACGGCAAGATTCCACGTGATTAAAAATAGGTTTGGTGTGGATGGAATTACCTATCCTGCTACTATGAATACTAATATTGGTAGGATTGATGTACATAGACCATCATCATTAAGTGGGAAAGAAACAACGAAAAAAATGGTAAATTCTGAAGATTTTTTGAAACAAACATTGAGGAATAAATATAAAGATTATAAAAGTAGTGAAGAAATTGGAGAAGAAAAAACTTCTAAAAAAAACTTAACTGATTTTGGATAAACTTTAAAATATTCGGGATAGAACTGAATATATATAGTATTTATTTATGGTTGGGAAAGTAAATTGGAAATAAAAAAGATTTTCTCTCTACTTTTATTAAGGATTGGGTATGGCTAGACCTCGAAAATATTTTACTAAAAAAGAGCAAATTGAAGCTCGTAGGGCACGACAACGGAAGTATTATTATAAGAATAGGGATACAATTCTTAATAAAAAAATTAAGAAATATTGGGAAAATAAATATAAATAGTTTTTAGAAGGGATGTTACACGTGGAATTTAAGTTATCGGAAAATTTTATAAATAAGTACAAGAGGAAAAGACCACCTTTTGGTTTTAACGGTTTAGGTGAATTAGTTTATATGAGAACATATTCTCGTATTAAAGAAGATGGAAAAAATGAAAGATGGTGGGAAACAGTTCGTAGGGTTGTAGAAGGTACTTATTCCATGCAAAAGAATTGGATTGATCAACATCAACTTGGTTGGAATGCCTGGCAAGCTCAGGCATCAGCTCAAGAGATGTATGATAGAATATTTAATATGAAATTCTTACCACCAGGGCGTGGTTTGTGGGCGATGGGAACTCCAATCACCGAAGAAAAGAAGTTATATGCAGCATTAAATAATTGTGCCTTTGTGTCTACTTCAACAATAAAGGACGATTACTCGAAACCATTTTGTTTTTTAATGGATGCATCAATGTTAGGTGTTGGAGTTGGTTTTGATACAAAGGGGGCCGGCCATGTACTTATAAAAGGCCCTAACAACGACAGACAAGAAGAAGTTTATGAGATTCCAGATACACGAGAAGGATGGGTAGAAAGTTTGAGATTGTTGTTAGAGTCATATTTTCATGGAACGGCCCCAGTTACTTTTGATTACAAAAAGATTAGAGCAGAAGGAGAGCCAATTAAAGGATTTGGTGGTGTGTCAAGTGGACATGAACCATTACAAGAAGTTCACGAAGATATTAGAAAAGTATTGGATAATAATACAAATAGTCCAATTACAGTAACTACAATTGTAGATATAATGAACCTAATTGGTAAATGTGTCGTAGCAGGGAACGTAAGACGGACAGCAGAGATTGTGTTCGGTGACCCGTATGATGACGAGTATTTGGATTTAAAAAACTATGAAGTAAATCCTCACAGAGATCAATATGGTTGGACTTCAAACAACTCAATATTTGCAGAACTCGGTATGGATTATACTGATGTGTGTAAAAGAATTAATGATAATGGAGAACCTGGATTTGCATGGTTAGAGAATATGAGACAATTTTCTCGTATGCAAAATGGTGGTGATAATAAAGACCATAGGGTAGCAGGTGGAAATCCCTGTTTAGAGCAATCATTGGAGAGTTACGAATTGTGCTGCTTGGTAGAAACGTTTCCATCCAATCATGATTCATTAGAGGATTATCAAAGGACACTTAAATATGCCTATTTGTATGCAAAGACGGTAACACTTGGTAAAACACATTGGAGTGATACAAACAGAGTTATGTTGAGAAATAGAAGAATTGGATGTAGTGTTAGTGGAGTAGCACAATTCATTACTAAACATGGAATGGAAGAATTAAGAAAATGGTTAGAGAGTGGATATGATACTATTCAAGAATGGGATTGTATGTATTCAGATTGGTTTGCAGTACCGAAGTCTATAAAAACGACTTCAGTAAAACCAAGTGGTACTGTTTCATTATTAGTAGGAGCAACACCAGGAATGCATTATCCAGAAAGTAGATTTTATATTCGTAGAATTAGAGCATCTAAACATTCAGAATTATTAGACCCGTTGAAACGGGCAGGTTATACGGTAGAACCAGCTTTTGGTTCAGAAGACAGTACGGTAGTGGTAGAAGTTCCAGTAGATGTAGGTGAGGGGATTAGAACTGCGGCTGAACTTTCGATTTGGGAACAATTCAGTTTAGCCGCGTTCTTACAACGACATTGGGCAGATAACCAAGTAAGTTGTACAGCAACATTCGACCCCGAAACCGAAGCAGATGAACTACCACACGTTTTAAATTATTTCCAATATAGATTAAAAGGTATATCACTTTTACCAAGACATGAGTTAGGTGCTTACAAACAAATGCCATATGAAGCAATTGATGAGAAAACTTATAATAAAAAATTAAAAAAATTAAGTAGGTTGAGTTTTGTAGGTATTGAAGGTGAAGAAGCAGAAATAGACAAATTCTGTAATTCTGATCAATGTGAGATTCCAGGAGAAATGATAAAAAGTACTTGACTTGTATAGGTTTTTATTCGTATATTCACATATGTTAAATTGGAAAGTTATAATATAAATGTATCAAAATATCTATTTTGATGGAAGATCAATTCATATATGGGATGATAAATTAGGTTATAGAAAAACACCATATAAAAGGTATGCTTATTTACAAGATAAGAACGGTAAATTTACTGCACTTGATGGAACTCGACTAAAAAAGGTTTTTAGATATGATAAAGATGATGAAAATTTATATGAATCTGATGTAATAGCAACTACAAGAACTTTAGTAGACCAATATACAGATTCAGATGAACCATCGGTAGGTCATAGAACTATGGTTTTTGATATCGAGGTAGAGGTTACACAAGGATTTCCATCACCATCAAAGGCAGAGAATAAAATAACTTCTATTGCATTATGGGATAGTCTTACAGACGAATATTATTGTTATGTTTTAGACCCAGAGAATAAACTTGAGATTAAATCAGAAGATGGTATATTGAAAAATGGAAATAATACTGTACTTAGATTTAAATCAGAAATTGAGATGTTAAATGCATTTTTGGGTAAATATTGTGAGATAAGACCTACAATTATTACAGGCTGGAATACAGATAATTTTGATATTCCGTATTTGTATAATAGAATACTTCAATTATTAGGTCAAGAGTTTGCGGGGTTATTATCACCAATAGGAGTTGTTAAATATTCAGATTATAGACAGAGATTTGAAATAGCTGGAGTTAGTTGTTTAGATTATTTAGCATTATATAAAAAGTTTACACCGAGTTTGAAACCATCTTATAGATTAGATTCAGTAGGTGAAGATGAGATAGGAATAACAAAAGTATTTTATGAGGGAACACTTAATGAGTTATATGAGAATGATAGAAAACGGTTTGTAGCATATAACTTAAATGATGTTCATATAGTTGTAGAGTTAGATAAGAAATTAGATTATATTGAAATATCACGAGGTATATGTCATATTGGTCATGTATCATATGAAGATATTTACGCAAGTTCTCGTTATTTAGAAGGAGCAATTTTAGTTTATTGTAAGAAAATAGATGTGGTTGTACCAAATAAAAACAAAAAGGCTAGAGCTTTGATGAACAAACGGAAAAGTAGTGATAAATTTGCAGGAGCTTATGTTCAAGACCCAATACAAGGAAGACATGAGTGGGTTTATGATTTAGATATTACATCAATGTATCCAAGTGTTATTCGTTCATTGAATATATCTCCAGATACTAAAATTGGTAAAGTTGTTGGTTGGAATTCCGAAGAATTTGTTAAAAAAGATAATAAAAAAACATATACAATAACGGTAGGAGATAAAGAAAAAGGAAAGTTGACAGAAACAGAATTAAAAGAGTATTTTGAAAAAACTAAAGTTTCAATTAGTTCTAATGGGATATTATATAGAATGGATAAAGTAGGACTAATTCCAGCAATTCTTGGTAAATGGTTTGACGATAGAGTACAATTTAGAAAATTAGCTAAACAATTTAACGAAGATGGGAATGATAAAAAGTTTCAATATTTTAATAGACGACAATATCTACAGAAAATTTTGTTAAATTCATTGTATGGTGTATTGGGATTACCTGTTTTTAGGTTTTATGATATTGATAATGCAGAGGCAACTACAATGACAGGACAATCTTTGATTAAATTTAGTAAGAAGATTACAAATCATTATTATAATAAGGAACTTGGTACAAATGAAGATTATGTGATTTACATAGATACAGATAGTATTTTCGCATCAGCCACACCGTTGGTTAAAGCAAGACATAAAGGAATTGATACTAGTGCTGAAGCAACGATGACTCAACATATTATTAATATTGCGGATGAGATTCAAGCGTATTTGAATCAGAGTTATGATTTATTTGCCAAGAGATTTTTAAATTTAGATAAACATTATTTTGAAATTAAACAAGAGGTTATTGCAAAGAGTTCATTATTCATTACCAAGAAACGATATGGAATGAAAATTATTAACGAGGAAGGTAGAAAAGTTAATAAAACTCACGTTAAAGGATTGGATACAGTTAGAAGTTCTTTTGCTAAAGGAATGAAGACTTTATTATCAGAAGTATTGGATGATTTATTGGCAAATGTACCTAAAGAAAAGATTGATGAAAGAATTTTTACATTTAAAAAGGGTATGAAGGCGATGAGTTATGATGATATAGCTTCACCCACAGGAGTTAAACGATTAGGTAAATTTATTAAAAATGTAGATGAGAGAAATTTTCAACATAAAGATACTACAGTAGGTGGTAAATTAATATCAACATATTATGCTAAGGCCACACCAGTTCATGTAAAGGCATCTTTAGCATATAATGATATGATAGATTATTATGATAAGAAAAGATATTCTAAAATAGTGGGTGGAGAAAAAATTAAGTGGGTTTATTTAAAACAAAATCCTCTTAGTTTATCAGTTTTAGCATATAAAGGGGATGAAGATCCACCAGAAGTTTTAGATTATATCAAAAAATATATAGATGTTGATAAGTTATATACTCAAGCACTTAAAAAGAAGATTAAAATGTTTTATGATGCTATGGGATATGGTTTACCTGTAGATGAACGATATACTTTAGAAAGATTTTTTTGATTTTGGAAGATAAAATAGATATATATATATATGTATATATCAACAATTAATAAATGTAATATAGGAGATACAAAATGAATAAAGCTTATTTGGATAGGTTTATAAGTAAATATTCGCTTGGAGATAGTGTGAATTCGGTTGTTTGGAATGTAAATGATGAAGTTTTAACTACTGAATTTATTACTTTGGATAAGTCTTTACTTGGAAAGGTTACTTTAGATACTTTTCAATTTGAAGATGTTCAGTTGGGAATTTATGATACAAAACAACTTGCTAGTTTATTAGGTGTTTTAAATGATGATATTAATTTAACAGTAGTTAAATCACAAGATAAAGTGGTTTCTGTTAAATTTGAAGATTCATATGCATCAGTAAATTATATGTTGAGTGATTTATCGGTCATTCCTGATGTTCCTCAAATGAAAAGTGTTCCAGAGTTTGAATTGTCGTTAAAAATAGATAGTTTATTTATTGCGAAATTTATTTCTGGTAAAAACGCTTTAGCAGAATCTGAAACTTTTACAGTTTTGACGGATGCAAATACAAATAGTTGTAAATTTGTTATTAATTATTCTGCTATTAATACTAATAGGGTTAATTTACCTGTATCGGTTGATACCTTTAGTGATGTAGGGCCATTATCCTTTAATGCGGAACTGTTCTCAAAAGTTTTACAGGCTAATAAAGAATGTGAAAGTGCGAGTATGGAAATTTCGAGTAAAGGATTGGCAAGAGCCTCGTTTAAAGTAGATAATTATGAGGCAATTTATAATTTAGTTGCTAGTCAAAGTGTAGATTAATCAAATAGTTATCAATGTATTTAGATTACTTTGATAAGTTTAAAAATATGGAGCCTTACCTTAAAATAGATAAAAAGGAATGGGCGTACATAAAAGAAACTTTTGATAGACCAGATATTCAGGAAACTCTCGTAGAGATTTTGAAAGAATATGAATTACCTACTCAAGAGTTGACCATAAAAGATGCATATAAAGATTTTATGAAGTTAAAAGGTATTCAATGGCCCGATTATTTAAAAGAATCTAAATGGTATGCAAGGTCAGAGTATAAATGGCCGTTAACTAAGAAAATTATACGAAGGATAAATAGAGGAAATGACGCTAGTAATTATTTCCAACAGTATAATAGGTGGTCAGTAGATGGAACTATTTCTCCAGGTCCAGTTAGGACTTGGGGAAATCCAAAGTTTATGTATACTTTGTTAGGTTCATTATTCACACTTGAGGTTGAGAAGGTAGATAGGGGAACATTAAGGTCTTGTATTGGACTTCGTAAGTATATATGTTCTCAATTCAAACCAAATGTAGCAAAATCAATTTATGATATGTTTAAGGCAGAGAATATACTTGATTTTTCTATGGGTTGGGGTGATAGATTGGCAGGATTTTACGCGAGTGATTATGGGAAACATTATGTGGGAATAGACCCAAGAAAAGAAAATCATCCTATTTACAACGAACAATCAGAGTTTTATGAGAAACACTTGGGATTTTTCGAACACGAGAGGAAATCAGAATTTCATTGTTCACCAGCAGAGGAGTTTGATTTTTCTCAATATGATGATTATTTTGATTTAGTATTTACTTCACCACCATATTTTAATGTGGAGAGATACAGTTATGATGATACACAAAGTTGGGTTAGATATAAGTCTATTGAAGATTGGAATACAGATTTCTTACAGAAGACATTGAAAAATTTATGGAGTAGTATTAAAACTGGTGGATATTTATTAGTGAATATAAGTGATGTAAATGCATCGAGTAAAGGTAAGAAAACAAAGGGATGGTTATCTATTTGTGATCCTATGAACGACTTTTTAGATACATTTAAAGATAGTGAATATAAAGGTTGTATTGGTTATGAGATGGCAAAAAGACCTAATTCAATAGGAGCTGGAACTGCTAAAGTAACAGAAGAAACTAATAGAAAACCAGAATATATCTTACCAGTAAAAGAAGGATTATTTGCTGAACCAATTTGGATTTGGAAAAAAATATGATTATAAAAGAAGATCACGGGTTATGGGTAGAAAGATACCGACCTTCAACAATGGAAACTTACATTGGGAACGAACATCTAAAAAGTAAGGTATCCATTTACTTGGAGAGTGGAGATTTACCACATCTATTATTATATGGAAGAGCTGGTACAGGTAAGACCACATTAGCCAAATTACTTGTGAAGAATATAGATTGTGATTATCTGTATATCAATGCATCAGACGAGAATAATGTAGATACCGTTAGAACTAAAGTGAAGACCTTTGCATCCACTATGGGATTTAAGGATATGAAAGTGATTATTTTGGACGAGTGTGATTACATTACACCTAATGCGCAGGCAGCTCTTCGTAACTTAATGGAAACATTCTCAAAACATTGTAGGTTTATTCTAACTTGTAATTATGTTGAGAGAATAATAGACCCAATACAATCACGGTGCCAATCATTTCAGATTATACCACCATCAAAGAAAGAAGTAGCGGTACATTTATCAAATATATTAAAGAATGAGAATGTAACTTTTAAGGTAGATGATATAGCAACTATTATTAATGGTGGATATCCTGATATACGAAAAGTTATAAATACCTCACAAAGACAAGTTGTAAAAGGAGAACTTAAATTAGATGCTCAAGAAATTATATTGAGTGATTATAAATTAAAGTTATTAAAAGTATTACAAACTAAAAGTAAAACAAGAAAGGAAATATTTACAGAAATAAGACAAATACTGGCAGATGCAAAGGTTACAGACTTTGCAGATTTTTTCAGATTATTATATGATGAAGTAGATACGTATGGGAAGGGTCATATAGCAGAATGTATTTTGATTATTGCTAGATATGAATCATCTGATACCCATGTAGTAGATAAAGAAATAAACGCAATGGCAATGTTAATAGAATTATTAGGAGTAATTACATAATGGAAGAAAAGTATTGGGGAGAGAAAAAACCTCCTGTGAAGAAAGCAATAAATAAAGAAACTACAGAAAAACATATAGGAGTACATGAAAATAAGATTTATTATTATTCTGGAGTACATAGAGATGGTGCTGTAGAATTAAATAAGAAGATAGGTGAATTACAAGTAAGAAGTTTTACAATGGCAAATAATTTAGATGTAGAACCTTACCCAATTCATTTATATATAAATTCAGGTGGTGGCTCAATCACTTCAGGTATTTCATCAATGGATACAATATTGAGATGTAAAGTTCCAGTTTATACTTATGTTGATGGTTTTGCTGCAAGTGCAGCAACATTCCTTTCAGTAGTGGGTAGTAAAAGATACATTTCAAGAAATTCATATATGTTAATACACCAATTATCTTCAAACTTTTGGGGAAAATATTCAGAGTTTCAAGATGAAAAACAAAATTTAGATTTGATGATGGATACAATTGTAAATGTATATAAGGAATATACAAAAGTTCCAGTCAGAAAATTAAACGAAATATTAAAACACGATTTGATGTGGGATGCTAAAACGTGTTTGAAATACGGATTAGTGGACGAAATCATTTAAATAAAATAACAGGAGAAGAAAAATGGCATCAGCTAAAGAACTACACGCAAAAATCAAAGAACACTTCGAGGAATTTGATATAAATCACGAAGCACACGTTGAAAAGGGCAATAAAGCCGCAGGTGGTAGAGCTAGAAAACATATTGGAGAGATTAAGAAACTGGTTACAGATTATCGTAAAGCTTCAATATCAGAATCAAAATAATACGGAGATAATATGAAATTATCAAACATGAATGACCTTAAACCAATAGAACGAGATGACTTCATTTGGAACAAGGAGAACGAGTTATTCAATTTGTTGGGAGTTACAGATAAACAAAAATCGAAAAAAATAAGAGGACTCTTTAATGAGATTGTACAACATTTGATTGTAAGAACAGATAATGTATTTTCAGAGGAAGTAAAATGAGCACTAAACCAATGAAACCTTTATCTAAACCTAAAGAAACTGTAGATTTATCAAAGGCAGATACTTTACAATGTGAGGAATGTGATAATTATTTGTTTATTACTTCATATGTTATCAAACGAGTTTCTGCAATTTTATCACCATCTGGACAAGAAGGATTAGTTCCAATTCAAGTCTATAGTTGTGGTAATTGTGGTACAGTTCCAAAAAAGTTGTTAGAAGGTAGCGGACTTGAAACCTAAAGGTTTATTTGATCATATTAATCAAATAACAACTAATCAAACAAAAGATTATTGGAACACACTAACAGAATCAGATAAGAAAACCTGGTCTAATTATATGATTAATAGGTTTCTTTCTATGAAAATGGATTGGACTGATTTTGTTAATGAAATACAGAAATTAAAGCTGGCACCGCGCCAGCTTTATTTGGTGTATTCTAATGTATTACCAAAAGGTAAACAGTATTTAAAATATATTAAGAAGAAAAAAGACCCTATTTATAATACACAAGTTGTTCAGAAAATTTCTGAATATTTCGAAATCAGTCAATCCGAATCGGAAGACTATTTACAACTATTATCAAAAAAACAAATTAGAGAACTGGTATCCAAATATGGATATACAGATAAAGAATTAAAACAAATGGGATTATAAAATGAAAAAAGCAAAAGTTATAAGAGAATCTAGCACAAAAAAAGAAATAAATTCGTATTTAACAGGCGATGGTGGTGATGTTGTAGCATTGATGGAAGAAGAATGGCCTGAAATGACCAATGAGTTTAAGAAGATCCAAAGAGAACAATACGAATTGTTCTTACACAAACAGCATGATTACGGGCCTGGTAATATAAGTGTTGGAACACAATTACAAACACCCGAAGAAGTCAAACTATCACTTACAGGACTTTGGTTCAGGATTAATGACAAATGCCAGAGATTAAAAACCTTATTGATGGGTGATAAACAATCAGCCGTAGATGAACCTTTAGAAGATGCATATTTAGACATTTCTAATTATGGAATTATGGCAACTATTGTAAAGAATGGTAAGTGGGGAAAATAGAGTGTCAGAACCACTAAAAGTTAGTTATTCTCAATATTCTATGTGGTCACAATGTCCTCATAGATGGAAGTTAAATTACATAGATAAGTTATCTACCTTTACTGATAATATTCATACGTTATTTGGTACATCAATGCATGAAGTTATGCAGTTTTGGGTTAAGACTATCTATGAGGTTTCTGCTAAAGCTGCAAATGAGTTAGATTTAAATACTATGTTGTTGGCTAAAATGAAAAAATTATATTCTGACATTATGAAGGTAGAAGGGTCAGAGCACTTTACTACACCTGATCAATTAACAGAGTTTTGGAAAGATGGTTGTGCAATTTTAGATTTTTTAAAGAAACGGCGTGGAGATTATTTTTCTAAAAAGGGATGGGTTTTAAAAGGTATTGAAACTGAATTGGATTGTCCACTTACAGATCAAGTAGGTTTTAGAGGATTTATAGATTTGGTACTTGAAAATACGATAAATCAGAAAATCAAAATTATAGATATTAAGACTTCTACAATGGGTTGGAATAAGTGGGCTAAAGCAGATAAGAACAAAACAGATCAATTGTTGTTGTATAAACAGTTTTATTCAAAACAGTTTGATATACCAATGGATAAAATTGATGTGGAATATTTTATAGTTAAAAGAAAGTTATATGAAAAAGTAGATTGGCCTCAGAAAAGAGTTCAATCATTTATTCCTGCTAATGGAACACCGTCTATAAATAAAGTTGTAAAAAATTTGAGTGATTTTTTAAATGATGGATTTGAGGGGAACTCTTATAAACATAAAGATTATTTAAAAAATGCAAGTAAAAAAACTTGTAGGTTTTGTGAATTTAACCAAACTGAATATTGTGATGTGGGGATTAAATAATGAATAGAATGAGAGTAAGCCTAAGATTTTATTTACCAGATTTTATAGAAAATTTAAATACCAATATAGAAGAATTAGAAAGAATATATACTAAAAATTTGGCACCTATAACTTTATATTTGTGGTATGCTAAAAATGATAAAACAGATTTGGGTCAATTAAAAGAGTTTATTAAAAATTGGGAATCTAGACGACATTTTAGAACGGTTATTAAAACATCTTTCGAAAATACATCAAAAGATTTTATTTGGTTTGATATACTCCCATATACATATGAAAATGAAATTTCTCATGGTAGATTTAGATATTCTTATGTTGATAATTCTAAAATTGTAGAAGGTATTAAACATTTTGATGAAATTTTAAGTTTTACAACTGTATCAAAACCCAGAAAAATACAAAAAAGGACAGATCAAAATTATAATGAAAGTGGCGATAGTCGGTAGTAGGAAATACGATAATAAAATAAAAATGAAAGAATTTATTTTCCAATGTAAAGAACAATTTGGGGATAAATTAGAAATAGTTAGTGGTGGATGTAAGTATGGAGCAGATAAATTTGCTAAACAGATATCAATGGAGTTGGATTTAAGATATGTAGAATTTCCACCAGCGCATTTTCCACATAATCAATATTGTGTTAGAGAAGCTTTTAATTATGGAAAACCTTATGCGGTATGGCATTATTTTGAAAGGAACGCGGAGATAGCAGACTATAGTGATATGGTTGTAGGTTTTATACCAGAGGGAGTTAAATCTAATGGAACCCACAATACATTAAAACACGCTAAAAAATTTAATAAAAAGGTTATTATTATAAATTAAGTATATATTTATATATATATGTTATATATATGTATATATGGATGGGATGAGAAATTATTATGGATGAATTAAAATTAACATCAGTAAAAATTTTAGCAAGCCTACATAAAAGATTTAAAAGGTTTTGCTTAGAGGAAGAGTTTACACTTCAAAAACTGGTTAATAGATCGTTAGATTTATATACCACAGATGTGGAGTTTAAGCAGAAAATAGATGAATATCAAAAATTAGAACATTCAGGAAGTATGTTATGAAGAAAAAGAAAATATTATTACTCTCGGATGATTTAAGAATGTCATCTGGAGTTGGTTGTGTTTCGAAAGAGTTTGTTTTAGGTACTGTTGAACATTATGACTGGGTTCAAATAGGGGGAGCTATTAAACATCCAGACACAGGTAAAGTGTTTGATATGCGGGATGATATAAGGCAAGCACATCCTGAAATTAAAAACCCATACTTGATGATTTATCCAACAGATGGTTATGGTGATCAAGAGCTAGTTAGGGCAATAATAAAGAGAGAGAAGCCAGACGCAATTATGATTTATACAGACCCAAGATTTTGGATTTGGTTATATCAAATGGAACATGAAATTCGGTCTAATATACCTATTTTTTATTATAACATTTGGGATGATTTACCTTATCCAATGTGGAATGAACCTTATTATGAATCGTGTGATTTGATTATGAATATATCTAAACAAACTGTAAATATTGTTAATAATGTTTGGCATCAAGAACCACCCGAAGATTGGCAAGTTACTTATATTCCTCATGGAATAAATCAAGATGTTTTTAAACCTCTACCTAGAGATGACAACGGTTATCAAAAGTTTATGGCGGAAAGTAAACACCCAGTTGAAGATTACGAATTTGTAGTATTTTTTAACGCTAGAAATATTCGTAGAAAATTACCAGGTGATGTAATACTATCATTCAGTACATTTGTAGATATGCTTCCAGAAGAAAAAAGAAATAAATGTTTATTGTTAATGCATACAAATCCAATTGATGAAAATGGAACTGATTTGATGGCGGTAGCAGATGCGGTAGCACCTGGAAAAAATGTTAAATTTTCAACGGAAAAACTAACTCCAGAATGTTTAAATTATTTATATAATTTTGCAGATGTTACTATTAATCTGGCTTCCAACGAAGGATTTGGACTAGGAACAGCAGAATCAGTAATGGCAGGTACTCCAATGACAGTAAATGTTACGGGTGGTATGCAAGACCAATGTGGATTTAGACTTGATGGTAAATTATTGACAGCAGAAGATTATACAGATATACATTCTTTACACGATGCAAAGAAGTGGAAAGATAATCCACGACTTACTCACGGTAGTTGGACAAAACCAATATGGCCTTCTAATCGATCATTACAAGGTTCAGTTCCAACACCATATATTTTTGATGATAGACCAAGTTTTGAAGATGCCGCTGAAAAGTTATATGAATGGTATCAGACACCAAAAGAAGATAGAGATAAGGCTGGATTAGAAGGTAGAGAGTGGATGTTGAGAGAAGATACTTGTCTTTCAGCTAAGAGAATGAGTGAGAGATTCATAGAAGATATGGATAGAGGTTTTGAAAAGTGGACACCAAGAAAACAATTTAAGTTATATGAGGCATAAATGAGTGATTATAATGGTTTTAGTTTTGATTTAGAAGGTAATGGTAAGAAAATAACTAAAGATAGAGTAGATAAAGTTCTTGAATTTACAGAAGATTCTAATGAATGGAATGTAATAGGGGAAGTATTAGAGGTTGAAGATGGTAATATTATTCTTATGGGAGATAATGAGGACCCGTGGAGATATAATTATGCCAACGAAGTTTTGATTCTTCTTACAAAATTGCAAGAAGAATTAGATTTTACTTTCAAGGGGGAGTTTGTGTGGATGTCAGACGACTATCAAAATAGTTATACAGATACATATACATTTGATGGTAGTGGAGATTATGAAGAAGAATTTGAAGAGGAAGAGCATGAGTGGTACGAAGATGAGTAAACCAGTTTGTTTAGTTACAGCACCTGTAGGTACAAGAAGTGGATATGGGGCACATGCAAGAGATATAGTACATTCACTTATTGATTTAGATTTATATGATGTAAAGATAATGCCAGTTAGGTGGGGATCAACACCACAAAATGCTTTGGATGAAAATGATCCCGAAGATAGAAAAATACTGGAAAGGTATTTACCACAACCACATTTAGACAAGCAACCAGAACTTCATATTCATATTGTAGTTCCAAATGAATTTGAGACGTGGGGTAAATATAATATAGGTATCACCGCAGGGGCTGAATTTACCGCAGTAAGACCTGAATGGTTAGAGGGGTTAAATAGGATGGATTTAAATATAGTTCCATCTGAATTTACTAAGGAGGGGATTGTTAATACTAAATTTGATAAAACTAATGAAGAAACTAAAGAAAAAGTTGGTGAATTAAGAAATGAAAAACCAATAGAAGTTTTGTTTGAAGGTTACAATGAAAATATTTATGGAAAAGTTACAACTGATGATTTGATAAACGAGGAATTATCAAAAATTAAAGAAAATTTCTGTTATTTTTTTACAGGTCATTGGTTACAGGGTGGATTAGGTAATGATAGAAAAGATGTTGGGGCATTAATTAAAATATTTTATGAGACTTTTGGCAGAAAGCCAAATAAACCAGCACTTATATTAAAAACCTGTGGTGCTACTCCATCAGTACTTGATAGGCACGAGGTATTAGGTAAAATTGATCAAATTAAAAAACAATTTCCTGGACAGAAGTTACCACCAGTGTATTTATTACACGGAGATTTGACAGATGACCAGATGAATGCGTTATACAATCATCCTAAAGTAAAAGCTATGACTATGTTTACTCATGGAGAGGGATTTGGTAGACCTATTTTAGAATTTTCAACTACTGGAAAGCCTATGTTGGTTAGTAATTGGAGTGGTCATTTAGATTTTCTTAAAAAGGACGCCGTTACCCTTCTAAAAGGAAGATTAACAGAAGTTCCAAGAGATGCATTTCCAGATAATATACTTCAAGAAGGAGCTCAATGGTTTACTTGTGATTATGGTTTGATCAAAAAAGAGTTGGTTAATTGTTTTAAACAATACAAAAAATATAGTAAAAAATCTCAAAGACAGAAAATTTATGCTAGAAATTTTACTCGACAGAAAATGACAGAAAAATTAGGAATGATTCTTGATAAATATGTTCCAGAATTTCCGAAAGCGGTACAACTGAATTTACCTAAACTTAAAAAGGTTAGCGATTCTAATACAGAACCTACTAAAATAAAACTTCCAAAGCTGAAAAAGGTGTAATGTGGAAAAGAAAGTAACTTGTGCAGTATGTAAGGCTGAAAAAATGTGTATAGAGGAATCTCATGGAGATTTTTCATCATATATGTGTTTTAGATGCGGATATATGTCGGATAGCAGGATGAAAGAAGATTCAGAATTTATGAAAAAATATTTAAAAAATACTCCGCAGACAGTTTTAGATTTAAAACAATATGATTTAGAGAGGTCAATTTATTGGTATCCTTCAGTAGTAAATGTTCCAAAAAAGGGTGTAGTATATCCAAAAGAAAGTCCAAAAACTTTTGAGGGTAGTTATTGTTGGGAAGCGGCTAAATATATTAAATCAGAGAGAAAAGGATATGATTTTGAATTAGATATGGATAATTCTAGAGAATTTAATTATCAATTATTTTATGAAGCACTGCGATATATAGAAGTAGTAATAGAAGGAAATGTAGATGAAAGTAATCACGCAATGGCATAAAGTAAAGTCTGGAGATATAATTTCTTTTAAGTATATAAATGAAAGAACTAGAAAGAATCTAACTCATTCAATTTTAGTATTAGCCAAAGATCAGAAAGTGCCAACTAAATCAGGAGATAAACGATTTTTGATTGGATTAAAAATAGAAGAAAGCAATAGACCATTGGTTCCCAGAGATGTTATAGAAAAATTTTTAATGGAAATAGGAGAAATTGAGTTAGTAGATGCTAGAAATAAGATTTATGGATTAAAATTAGAAACTAAAGGAAATGTAGGAGAGGTTCAAATAAAAAGGTTTTATAGAGATTTAAAACCATTAAATAGAACTAATAATCTATATAGAACTTATGATTATGTTAAAGCTAGAAAATCTCCAGTCTATAAAGAGCCTATAAAATTATCAAATACTTTAAAGGAAGCATTGGAATCGAAGTTTGAATATGAAAATTAATAATATTTTTGTAGTAATTTTTTTGTAGTAATTGATACTTATTAATATGGGAAGAAAGAAAATTCATCTAACAATAGAAGCCAAAAGAGCCGCAAACCTTATAGCTAAGAAAAAACATTATGAAAAGAATAAGGAACGACTTAGAGCCGCCCGTATGGAGAAATATTATGAAGATAAAAATAAAGTGTCTTAATTGTGATGTTGAATTTGAAGATTATAAATGTAATCACAGAAAGTTTTGTTCAAGGAAATGTTCAGATAAAGGTAGAGATAATAGAGGATTGACTGGTGAAGCGTGGTATAAAGCAATGAAGAATGTTGATATGGGACATTGGAGAGGGAAGAAAAATCCAAAACAAAGTGCTACAAAGAAAAAGTTATATTTGGAAGGTAAACTAGAACCGTGGAACAAAGGTAAAATGAATGTTCAGCCAAAGTTATATGGTAAAGATAATCCAGGTGTAAGATCCCGTTTGAAGAAATTGGGTATAAGTTATGATGAATATATGAGTACTTGGAAAGAAGATAAAAAAAGATATTATGTTATGGTAAGACAAATTACAGAAAACCAACCAATTCATACATTAGAAAATTATGACAACCCAAGAACACTATGTGGGATCACTGGTGGATATCAATTAGACCATATTATTTCAATTAGTAGTGGATTTGAGAATAAAATACCACCAGAAGTAATTGGTAATATAAAAAACTTACAATTTATTACTTGGGAAGAGAACTTGAGTAAGCAATGAAAAAAATAAATTTGTCATATGCTATAACAGTTTGCAGCGAACATATAGAGATACAAAAATTAGTTACATTTCTATTAGATAATAAAAGAACAGAAGACGAAATAGTAATCACTTATGATTCTAATAATGGTTCTAAAGGTGTTGAAGAGTATCTAAGAAGTCATTCAGTTAATGGAGAATTTAGTTGGCATCCATATAAATTTGATGGTAATTTTTCAGACCTAAAAAATTATACAAAATCAATGTGTTCGGGAGACTATATTGTGCATCTAGATGCAGACGAGTTGCCCCACGAGACATTGATGGAACAATTACCACAAATAATTGAGATGAACGATGTCGATTTAATATATTTACCAAGAATTAACACCGTTGATGGTATTACAGAACAACATATAAAACAATGGGGTTGGAAAGTAACTGCACCATTTGAACTTTATAATGAAAAAATTATGGATACTGAAAGTGAAGAATATAAACTTTTGAAAAAAATGGACTTAATTGTTGATGAAAACATCGTAAAATATAAAGTTCCAATAATTAATGCTCCCGACTATCAAGCACGAGTATTTAGAAATAGTGAAGATGTATATTGGCAGGGTAAAGTGCACGAAAGAATAACTGGTTGTAAAACATATTCACATCTACCACCACACGAAGAATTGTCGTTATATCATCCTAAGACAATTGATAAACAAGTAAAACAAAATGAATTATATGAAGGGTTGATGAAATGAAAACATATTTCATAGCAGAAATAGGAATAAATCATAATGGTGATTTGAATATAGCTAAAAGACTGATAGATATTGCTTCAGCGGCTGGATGTGATTCAGTTAAATTTCAAAAGAGAAATCCAGATGTTTGTGTTCCTGAAGGTGAGAAATCTAAAGTAAGAAAAACGCCGTGGGGTAAAATGACTTATTTGGAATACAAATATAAAGTAGAGTTTGGTAAAGAAGAATATGATGAGATAGACAGATATTGTAAAGAACGAAATATTGATTGGTCGGCTTCACCCTGGGATTTGGATAGTTTAGAATTTCTTAATCAGTATGATATTCCTTATATAAAGATACCATCAGCTATGTTAACTAATGATGAATTACTTATAGCATCAAGGGATACTGATAAAAAAGTTATTTTAAGTACAGGAATGAGTACAGAGGAAGAAATAGATCATGCAGTTTCTTTACTTAAATCAAAGGTTACTATAGAACCTTATTATGAGGTAGCGGGAGATATAGTTTTATTACATTGTAATTCTACTTATCCTGCACCGATAGAAGAATTAAATTTAAGTGCGATAACAACACTTAAAGAAAGATATAATTGTGAAGTTGGGTATAGTGGTCATGAATTTAGATTGGGAACTTCAGTAGCGGCAGTTTATTTAGGGGCAACAGTTATTGAAAGACATATAACACTTGATAGGTCTATGTGGGGGTCAGACCAGTTATCATCGGTTGAACCACAAGGACTATTTAAGTTAATGAGTGGAATTAGAGAATTGGAACAAGCTCGCGGAGATGGTAGTATTCACGTTACTGAATCAGAGAAAAAAGTACGAAAACATTTGAGGGGATAGATGAGTCTTTTTGATCAAGATCATGGTAATGTAGATATGCAGGTTTATTATTCACATATACCACCGTTCAAATCTCATTCTGCGGGACAATTAAAAAGTTTATTTCCATTTACAAATAATCTAAAGGAAAGTTCTGATATAGTATATAATCATTTGGATGAATTTGATAAATTTGAAGATAGTAAAATATTAATTGTTGGAGCTGGACCTACTACAAATGAAGTTAAGTGGTATAATTTAGAATATGATTATATATTTTCTTTAAATCATTTTTATTTAAATTCAGATTTGAAGAACAGGAAAGTAGATATTGCAGTTATTGGTGGTGAGGTGGATTATCAAAGTGATGACTTTTTAAATTATGTAAATGAGTTTAATCCAATACTGATGTTTGAATTACATTCTAGATGGGAAAATGAAAAAACTTATTTAAGATTATTATATGAAAATTATCCTAAAATTAGTTGTTTTAATACTAGAATATATGGTAAATTAGGCGGTGTTCCTAGATTGTTAATGTTCGCATTAGAGATGAAACCTAAAGAAATTTATTTAGTCGGCATGGATGGATGCCCAGGAGTTTCTGTTAAAACTAAAACTTTAAATAAAAATAATATAGAACATTCTTTTGAAGATGGTAAGGTTAATTTACCACATCAAGTCAACGAACATAACGCTTATGATATTTATTATGGACAATTTGAAGAATTATGGAATTATATTTTAAATGAATTAAATTATGATACTAGACTTTACAATTTGGGAGAAAATTCAGAATACAATTTTAGTTCTACTTGGAGTAAAAAATATTTTCCATTAACAGAAGAAATTAAAGATTTGATATAGTTATGAAATCAATGAATGATGTATGTTTCATCATACAAGCAAGATTAAATTCAACGAGAGTACCTCGTAAAATGATAGAACCATTTTCAGATACTACATTGATGGATTTAGGAATACAGAAAGTATTGGATTCTAAAATTATTCCAAAAGAGAATTTTTATTGTTCAGTATATGAGAAGGAATTGGTAGATTTATGTGAAAAGTATGGTGTGAATATCTATCATCGGTCAGAGAAATCAGCAAATGGTGAAAATTCATTGACAAATATATATGAGTGGCATGATCAACTACCTTATAAATATGTTGTTTTAATTAGTGCATGTACACCATTGTTAAAAACTGAAACTATTGATGGGTTTGTTGAGAAGTATATTAATTCAGATTCAGATGGGTTGTTTGGAGTTATAGGAAAGAAACAATATTATTGGAATCAAAATGGTGATATGATTACAAAATGGCCTAAAGGACTTACTATTATGAATACTAAAATGGTAGATACCACTTATGAGGCGGCACATTGTCTTTATGCATCAAGAATGGATACTATTAAAGATGAAATTTGGATGGGTGATGCACCATTCACCAAAGGAAATCCAGATTTATTTGAAATGGATGAGTTAGAGGTTTTTGATATTGATTATCCTTGGCAATTTGAAGTCGGAGAAGTTTTATATAATAAATTTAAAACGGAATAGGAGATAAATTATGATACAACATACTTCAGTACAACAAGATAAACCAGAAACATATAGAGAACATTACGATTTATGTAGAGAAAAATGGGAAACATCTACGGGCAAATATGATTCTTTATATGATTTAAAAGCAGATACAAATATATTAGATTCATTTTCAAAAGAGGAAAGTGAGAGATATGATTATTTGATATCTCAAATACATAAAAAAATGGATAAAGTCATAGATAATGGTGGATGTCACGTCGGACCAAAACATGCTATAAGAGTGGATGATTGGAAAAGTATAGATGAAATTTATGAACTGTTAGAATTGATAATGCCAATTGTCGAGCGAGAAGTTTTTGGAAGTAATGCTAAGATAGAATTCTTCCATATGTATAGAAATGTACCTTTGGATAACCAACCAGATAATGAGTGGGACGATTCAATGTATGATTCGTCATGGAAATGGCATTATGATGATTGTCCTGCAGAATTTTTGAAAATGCTTATCAATTTAAATACGGTTACGGGGGATAGTGGAGCTTTTAAGTTTTTAATAGATGAAAACGGTGATGTTCCAGTTATACCTTCTTATAGAATGGCACCTCACAGAGATGCAATTAAACCACAAATATATCCCGCGTCAAGGATTCCACCAAAGGTCATTAAAGAAAAATTGGAGAGTGGATGGCAATTGGTAAATTTAGAAGGACCTCCTGGAACTTATGGTATACTTACACCCAATGTTTATCATAGAGCAAGTTGTCCAAAACCAGGAACAGAACCACGAGATGCAATATTCATGTTCATTAGACCTTGTTTAGAAAAACAAGATAAATATTTGACTACAGATACATATGCATATCCAGGTTGGGCGGGAACACCTGAAAGAAACGTAAAAATGTATGAGTTAGATTGATGGAAAACGAATTAAAATTAAAAGATTTTAAGATAAAATCACAAAATAAAGATAATTTGGAAGTATTTTTTATAGGAGATGGTAGTAAAGTAAGCACTGGTATAAATAAAGGCGCGGATGCTCTATATACTAAATTGTCAATTGACGAAGGTCGGTATGGTGTGAAAGTTATACATCCTGATAGAAAACCTCGTGACCAATTCGCGTATGAAACTCCAAAAGAGATGTTTAATCATTTAAAGTACATTCAAAATAAAGAATTAGAAATTTTTCCAAAAATATATGATGTAATGCATGATGAGGAAAATGATAATGTATGGATTTTGATGGAACATATTAGTAAAGACAATTCTAAAGACGATTATGACGAGTATGATTGGTTGCCTGATAATGATAAAAAAATGCTTAGGAAAAATTTACAATTACCCTTATTTTTATTAGATAAATATAATAAAATAATACTGGAAAATGGATTAATACCTGATACAAGTTGGTTTAAAGCAGGTAAAAATTTTATAGGTGATAAAATAATTGATTTTCATAGATTTAGACATGCTCCAGAACGATATTGTTTTAATTCTAGAGGTAAATCGGTTCATGAATTAGAAGATTTGTATAATGTATTTTTAGAAAGATATAAAGCCATGGGACTGAGTCCTCCTAAATGGTATAGAGCAGGTATATATGAAGGATTTAGATTTGATAATGGATATGAGTTTAAAGGGTATAGTAGTGGTGGTAAAGAATATGATTCATATCGTAAATTGAATTTTCAATATATAACACTTACAAATAATGCATCAGTATTAGACATTGGTTCTAATCAAGGATTCTTTTGCTTTCAAAGTGTAGTTCACGGGGCTAAAAGAGTGGTAGGTATAGAAAAAACAAAAGAAGATTATCAAACTGCGGTAGATATAAATAATAATATATTTAAATTTGATGAGATTGAATTTATACATGGGGATGCAGTAGAGTATATTAAAAATTATAATAGTAAAGATAAATTTGATATAGTGATTATGAATTCAGTTTTACATCAAGTATATCCTAATTTTGAAAAAGGGGAAGAAACTGATAAATTTATGAAGAAAATTAAGGATATGACTAAGTTTTGTGTGGTATTTGAAACACCAGTTAATCACCCTAAGATGAATTTATCATTAGGTAAAATTAAAGGAACACTAAAAAAATGGTTTCCTAGAATTAAACTTACTTATGCATATAATGCGTATTCAAGTGGATATAGAGCTATTTTTATATGTTTAAACCCGAATGGATGATTTGTTATGAAAGTTGATAAACCCTGGTACATTTTAAATTGGGAAGTAGACGCTACTTGTAAAGCATCAAAGCCTTTATATAAATGGTTACTATCAAAAGGTGTGGAATTAATAATTGCTTCTGAACGAAGCAGTCTTTATGAAGGTATAGCGAGGATAAAACTATGAACGGAATATTTATTCAATTTTATAAACATAAAGAAATGGTAAATAGAGTTATAGAAGGTTTATTACAAACTATAGATAGAGATAAAAATATAATAATAGCTATTGATAATTTAAGTTCGAATTCAGACAGTATGAGAAAGGATTTAAAAGAGCATTACTCTAAAGGAAATATAGATAAATGTTATTTTATGAAAGGTAATTATATATTTAACTCAATGCGTGAGGTAGTAAAGGATGTGCTATCTAAAACCAAGTTAGATTATATTATAATATCAGATGGGGATGTGATACCTCCTAATCTAGGGGAATGTTGGACTAAAAGGTTTGAAACATATTTTGATGAACATAAAGATTTAGGGGGAATGGGATTTTCTACAGATTTACATCACCAAACTAAAGAAGAACTTAAAGAAAATGCTTACAAATATGATAGAGTGTGCAGACCCTCAAATTTGAGGTGTATAAAAGGTACAGTACCTTACTATCAATCTGGGCTTCATTTTAGTGAAAAATATAATAAAATAGATGAAGATGTTATAGAATCTTTACCAATGTTTCAATATTATATGATTAAAGAAAATATTATATCATCATATTTACAAAAAGAACCAACTAAAACTATAGGTGATGGATATATTTCTACATTTATGTTAAAAAATAAGTATAGAGTATTTAGATATGAATCTACTCCAGCTAAAAATATGACTTATGATTCTAAATTATTACTAAAGGATGGATACTCCGATTATAAACAAGAAAGAACAGACCTACTTGGTTCTTTTCATAAATTTCAAAAGGTAGAAGGATGGGAGTTGTTAGAATGAATGTGTTAATTACAGGAATAGCAGGGTTATTAGGATCTAATTTAGCAGATTGGATTGTTGCTAATACAGAACACACTGTTGTTGGAATAGATGATTTGAGTGGTGGTTATAAAGACCATGTTAATAATTTAGTAAATTTTTATGATTATAATATATTGGATGATGATATTGAAAAGTTATTTGAAACATATAATTTTGATATAGTTTATCATTTTGCTGCTTATGCGGCAGAAGGATTAAGCCCATTTGTTAGACAATTTAATTATAAAAATAATTTGGTCACTACTTCTAAGTTGGTTACACTTTCAATAAAATATGGTATTAGTAGATTAGTATTTACTTCATCTATGGCAGTATATGGAAATAATACAGCACCATTTAAAGAAATATATGCACCTCAACCAATAGACCCATATGGAATTGCTAAGATGGCATGTGAGAGAGATATACAGATAGCTGGTGAACAACATGGATTGGATTGGTGTATTATTAGACCACATAATGTTTATGGAGAAAAACAAAATATTTGGGATAAATATAGAAATGTTTTAGGTATATGGATGAATAAACATTTGAATGGAGAACCAATTACTATTTTTGGTGATGGCACACAAAGGAGAGCATTTTCATATATTGGTGATTCAGTAGAACCACTTTGGAAAGCGGGAGTCGATGATCGGGCTAGTAAACAGATTATAAATCTTGGTGGAATAACTAATGTAAGTATTGGAGAAGCCGCAGATACTTTAATTGAAGTTATGGGTGGAGGCAAAATAGTAAAATTAGAAAAGAGACATGAGGTTCATAGTGCATATTCAACGTATAGGAAATCTGTAGAATTGTTAGATTTTGAACATAAGACAAATTTGAATGATGGTCTTACAAAAATGTGGGAGTGGGCTAAACATCAACCAAATAGAGAACAGTTTAAGTGGGAAGAATATGAATTAGATGTTGGATTATATGAGTTCTGGAAATGAAAAAAGAAACACCAGATATAAAAAGACATATAAATACTTTAGGTTCTATTGAAGAAAGACTTTTCTACTTAAAGGATATCTATAAAGATGAAACGGCGTATTATGTCACCGCGGGACCGAGTTTAGGAACACATGATAAGAAGAAGTTAAATGATTTTTTGTCCGACAAATTAGTATGTTCAATAAAACATAGTTATGATTATGTAGGAGAGTGTGTAGATTTTCATTTATTGAATACTTGGAATCATAAAAAGACTAAGTATGTTACTGATAATACTATAGTTGTATATGCTTTAGCAAAGTCATACTTTAAAGAACATTTGGAGTTCGCATCAATGCATCCAATGGATATATTTGTACCAGTTTCAAATCCACCATTTACGATGCAACATCAGACTACAGCAGCAACTCGTGAGTTTGATAATCTATTTAGTTTTAGACATGGAGTAGAGATAAAGTGGGGCCCAGGATTAACTTATGAATTAGCGTTTCCAATACCACTTTTGTTAGGTTGTAAAAAGATAATTACAATTGGTTGGGATATTGGAGACCCATATGCGAAGTGGGATAGTAGTCAACACTTTGTGTCAGATGAGTCATCTAAAGAAGTTTATGATGATGAGAAAGGAACTCAACCACAAGATGGTGAGTTAATTGAAGCAATAGAAAGTACAAAAGAATTTTATGATTGGTCAGTAAAGAGAGGTATTGATATAAAAATAGTATCAGATAGAAATCCAGCAGATAAAAGATTTGAGAGAATGACATTTGAGGAATTGTTAGGATGACAATAGGAATAATAGGACAAGGTTATGTAGGAACTGCGATTAAAGGTGGTTTTGAAAAACACTATGAGATAGAAACTTATGATAAGTTTAGTACTTCTAAAAGTACAGTTAATTTACATGACTTGGTGTTG